GGTACCCACATTTTATGCCCCCCCCCCCCCCCCCCGCCTCCCCGTCCCTTCGTGCTGGACGACTACCGCACGCAGGCGCGCGCGCCTACGCGAGAGGACCATCGCGCCCTGCTCGTCGTATTCATGGAGTTCGGGGCCGACATGACCTTCGAGGAGCTAACTGCGGCCGTGCAGACGCTCCGGCTATCCGCCGGTTCTCGCCGAACTGGCCAGCCGGCGTTCAATCATGTCGAGCGCGGCGTCAACGACGATGGCCAGGTGCGGGTCGCCTCGTGCTGCGACGAGAGCGCGGGCGATAACGGCCGCTCGACCAAGCTCCCCTGAGTCCAGTCCGCCGAACACCTCGACAGGGCCGCCAGACACACTGACCGACAGGCGGCCACCGAGCCCATTCGCCATCCGCTCCAGCGTGTCGAGCGTGATGTTCGCGTTCGGGCGGCCCCTCTCGACGGCGTCGATGTAGCCGTGCGACACCCCGATGAGGGTAGCGGCGGCGCGCAGCGTCAGGCCGCGCGCTTTCCGCATGGCCGCGAGCTGGGCCCCAAGGGCGATTCGGTCCATGACGCTCTGCTATGCCTCGCGTCGTGTATTCGGGCGGTGGACAACGCGAGCCCGGTCCGGTAGGCTTCTGTCAGAATACGAGGGAGCGTTCCGATGGAGATTTTGCGCACCATGCGCGAGCGCGCGGGGCTGACCGTAGTGCAGGCGGCCGAGCGCATCGGCGTCCGGCGTTCGACGATCTACGCGTGGGAGGGCGGGGCGAAGATCCCGACGGCCCCCAACCTGCGGACAGCGATGGACGCGTACGGCGCCTCTGCGGACGAGCGCGATCGGGTGGCGCGGGCGCGCGCCTTTGGGGACGGCTCCTCGATGTGCGGTGAGCAGCGGGCGGACGCGTAGCCGCCGCCCGCGGCCCAGCGTTGTCGATTTAGGCAGGTTCATCCTGGGAGCTTTACACCATTGTGCGCGACATTCAACCTGGATTTTGCATGACCCCTCGCCGGCTGCGCGTGCTCGTCGCGCTGGACGCGCACATCGTGCGGCACAAGTTCAGCCCCACCATCCGCGAGATCGCGGACGCCGTGGGCATCGCCAGCCTCAACGGCGTGGCAGACCACCTGGGCCGGCTCATCGACCAGGGCTTCGTCGCGCGCGGCGAGGCGCGGCAGGCCCGCACCCTGACCGTCACGCCCCTCGGGCGGCGCGCCGTCGACGAGCACCTCCGCGCCGTCGCGGACGGCCTGCCACTCGAGTCCGCGCTGGTGGCGGCGCCGCAGCCGCGCCGCGCGACGAGGGCCTCGTGACGCAGCTCCGCCCCTCCTCGCTACGCGCCCGCGTGCTCCTGCTCGTCGCCGACGATGCCATGGTCGCCGAGGACCTCGCCGCCCACCTGTGCCCACCGCCCAAGATGGACGGGCCTCCGGGCTCGGCCGCGGCCTGGCGCGAGCTCGCCCAGGCCCGCGCGGTGTACCGCCGCGAGGCCATCCGCCGCGTGTCTCGCGCCCTCGAGGCGCTCCACGCCGTCGGCCTCGTTGCGCCGTGCGGCGCCCCCCGCTTGGCCGAGTGGTTCCTCGTCGACTTCGACCGCCGGGGCGTGGCCGACGCCGTCGCACGCGCCCACCCGGCCTGGCCCGCAGAGCTCCCGGACCTCGCCGCGTACCGGCGGATGGTGGAAGCGTGTGGCCAGGGGCCCGGGTCCACGCGCGAGCTGCTCGGGGAGTCCCCGAGCGGCGCCGCGAAGCGGGTGTACCGCGAGCTCGTGGAGTGGGGCGTCATCGTCTCGGCGTCCAGCCGCGTGGCCACCGAGGCCGGGCGCGCCGAGGCGCTGCGCCTTCGGGAGGCCGCGTGATCTTCGGCATCGGCGCGGACAGCGGGAAGAGCGCGGCCTGGGCGCTCGTGAGCGTCGAGAAGGGGCGCCTCGCCCAGCTCCACGCGCTCGAGCCCATCTTCGGGGCGCGCATGGAGCTCTGGGCGGAGCGGGCCCGGGAGGGCGCGGAGAAGGTCCACCGGATGGCGCCCGAGGCGGCGTGGTGGGTCGAGCGCCCGCCGCCGCGCGTGCAGCGCGACTCGCACATGGCGCACCACGCCACGGGCGTGGGCCTCGGCATCCGCATCGGCGTGCTCGCCACGTGCGCGCACCGCGCCTCGGGCCGCTGGCCGGGGGACTGCGAGCCGGGGCACCTCTCGCCCGAGCAGCTCGAGCACGACCAGGCCAAGCCCGCGCACCTGCGCCGGGCCTCCGGGCACCCGCACTGGTGGTGGTACCTCGGGCCAAAGCTCCTGTTGCGCCCGAAGACGGACAGCGGCGAGGAGCGCATCCGCGAGGCCTCCGTGGCGGTAGTCGGCGCGAAGGAGGCGCTCGCCGCGGTCCCCGAGGGGCGGCGCGTGGACTGCGCCGAGAGCATCCTCATCGCCACGGCCCGCGCCCTGGCGGCGCTGATCGAGCAGCGCGACGCGGCGAGGCGCGCATGAGCGAGGAGATCATCCGTCCCTGGTTCCGCGTGCCCACCTGGTGCGCCCTCGCCGACGACCCTGCCGAGGGCCTCGCCGCGCTCTGGCTCCTCGGGCGGTGGCACGTCGGCCAGGCGCCGTCCGTGCTCGACCTGAAGAAGCGCACGGGCTGGGGCTACGACCGCGCCGCGCGCTTCCACGATCGCCTCTACGCCTGGGCCGGCGAGCACGACGCCCGGCGCCCCGCGACGAGCCGCGAGCGCACCGGCCCGCGCCCGAAGAAGGACACCGGGGAGGAAACGGGGAGCCAGCGGGGAGCCAGCGGGGAGCCAGCGGGGAGCGTCGATGCGCCTGCCGTCGTCATCGTAGAGGCGGACCGGGGAGCCAGCGGGGAGGAAGCCGGGAGCCAGCCGGGTGTCTCGTACGCGCGCGTCAGATCTTCAGAAGAGAGAGAGGAGAAGAGAGGAGAAGAAAACACCCCCCTCCCCCTCGGGGCGGGGCCCCCCGGCCCTGTCGGGCCCGGCGAGAGCGTGGACACCCCCACGCTGGTCGGGCTGGCCAGGGCGTGGCCGGCTGGCGCCCAGCAGGCCTGGGAGGCCTACACGGCGTGGCACCCGATGGCCGGCAAGCCCGGACGGGCGGCGGGGCCCAACGGGGCCGCGGTGCGGGTGCCCACGGACCGGGACCGTGCCCGGCTGCGCAACGCCGTCGCCGAGCTCGGGGCCGACGTGGTGGTCGATCTGCTGACCTGGGCGCACGTGTCGCCGCACCCCCGGGCCCGGTGGCTGTGCGGCCGCGTCCGGGCAGGGCAGGGCCCGTTCTTGGGTCTACAGAGCCTGCTCGACCGGGCCAAGGCCGGGGAGCGCGTGGGGTTCGTCCACGCCTGGCGCGCCGAGGGCCGCCCCGCGGTGGCGGTGGCCGAGCAGGGCGCGCTCCGACCCGGCGAGGTGCTCGTCGAGGCCCAGGCCCGCCCGAGCCCCGACCGCGCCTGGAAGGGCGCCTACGGCACCCCCGACGACCACTACCGCCAGCTCCTGGACGGCGAGCTCGACAGCCACCTGACGGACGAGGGCTGGACGCCGCAGATGATCGAGGACGCCAAGGCGGACGCGCGGCGCGCCCTCCGGCCGCCGCTCGTGGGGCTCGGATGAACGCGCTGATGAAGGAGCTGCCCATGAGCACGCCGAAGTGGACGCTCCTCGTCCCGCTGCCACCGAACGCCCAGAGCCCGTCGTTCGACGACCCCGAGGTGTACGAGCTCGTGCGCCGCATCTACTTCGCGCGCTTCTCGCGCCGCCTCGTGGCGGCGGGCATCGACGCGGAGGACGGCCTGCAGGCCTGCCTCCTGCACCTCATCACGCGGTCGCGGATGCCGAGCCGCTGGGACCCGACGCGCGGCGGGCTGTCCACGTGGCTGTACGTGGCAATGACGGGCATCGCCATCAACCTGGTGGACCAGCAGCGCCGAATGCTGCGGAGGTCTGGCTCGGTCGGCCTGGGCGAGGACGTGGCGCTCCACGTTCGGGCGGTCGAGGAGACGGAAGACACGCCGTGACTCGGGCCGGTCAGGCGGCCTCCCCTGCCGTCTGCCCCGTCCCGCCCCGCAGGCCGCTCGCCCCCACGAGAGGGCAGGGCAGGCCCTCCCAGCGCGCGTAGGGGCGCACGGAGGCCCCCTCGGTAGCACGATGGCGGGTGTGGGTTTCGACCACCCCCCCCCGGGGCTCGTGGACCTCGACTTTCGCGCGCGAGCTGTCAGAAAAAATCGTGAAAAGTCGAGGATTTCGGCACGGCATGGCACAGCCTCCTCCGCACAAGCGCGTCGCGGCATTGAACGCGAAGAAGCGCCGAGAGGCGGTCGAGGAAGCCATCCGGGAGAGGGGGTGGAGCGAGTCGGTCGTCGGTGACCTGGTCGCCCAGACCGGGGCGAGCCGCCGCACCCTCTACCGGGACCGAGACGAGGTCGCCGAGCTGCTCGCCCAGGAGGAGACCGCCGGGCTTGAGCAGCGGCGCGCCCTCTTCCTGAACGACCTCCGGCGCGTCCGGGACGAGGCCCGGGTCGGCGGCCAGTACAACCCGGCCGCCCGCCTCCTCGACATGGAGGCCAGGGTCCTCGGCCTCGACCGCGTCCCGCTCCCCGAGGTCGACGAGCCGGCCGACGAGGTGCTCGACACGTCCCTCGAGGGAGTGCTCCGCGAGGTGCGCAAGCTCCGGCGCCAGGCGCAGGCGGGGCACTCGTACGTAGCGGCGGACAAGCTCCTCGCCCGGGAGCAGGAACTCGTCGAGGGCATCCGCAAGCGCGACGAGGCGACGCGCGCGGCCGAGCTCGCCCACCTCGACGAGACCGCCATCGTCGAGCTGATCATCGAGAACGCGGCGAGCCTCCCGGAGGGTCTCCGCGCCCGGCTGCGCGAGGCGCTCGGATGACCGCGCCGCTCGCCGCGGCCTCCCGCGCCGCGGCTGCGCGCGCTGCCCTCGTCGGCCTGCTCCGCGCAACCGAGCGTCTGAACGACCACGTCGCTCGGCACCCCCTCGACTACGCCAGGTGGACCGAGCCGCAAGCCGAGTACCTCTCGTCGAGGGCGAACCGGAAGCTGCTCCGCATCGGCAACGGCGGCGGGAAGAGCCGCGTCGCCCTGGCCGACGTGGTCATGCGCGCGCGGAAGAGCCACCCGTTCCGGCCCGACTGGAACGCGCGGCGGGGCCCCACGAAGCAGTGGATCACGACGGTCACGTGGTCGCAGGCCGTCCCCCTGATGCAGATGCTGCGCACGTTCCTCGGCGACGGGGAGCTGGCGAAGGCGCCGAACTGGGACCCGGCGAAGGGGTGGGGGAAGGACGCGCCCGTCCTGGTGTGGCCGGACGGCTCGACGGTGGGCTGGCGCACGTCGAACCAGGGGCCGCTCGCGCACGCCGGCGCCGAGCTCGATCACATCCTCATCGACGAGCCGGTGACCGCCGAGACGTACCGGGAGCTCGAGCGGCGCGTGGCTCGCCGTGGCGGTGACCTCTCGCTGGCGATGACGCCGATCAACTGCCCCGGCGACATCGGGTACCTGCGCGACCTCTGCGCCGACGGCATCGTTGCGGACCTGAACTTCCCGATGAACGAGCGGCTCTTCCGCTTCACCGACGGCGAGATCCGCCGGCTCCCCGACGGCACCCCGTGCGACGCGGCCTGGATTCAGGAGCAGATCCGGCAGGTGCTCCCGGCGTACCGGGACATCGTGATCCACGGAGGCTGGGACGAGATCGTCGTCGACGGCGCGTTCTCCGGCACGTTCTCGCAGACGAAGCACGTCGCGGAGTTCAAACTCGACGGGAAGGAGATCCTCTCGCTCGGCACGGACCACGGCTCCAAGGCGTTCACCGAGACGGCGGTGCTCCTCGCGGTGGACGAGCGCCACGAATACCCCCACGTGTACGTGCTCGACTACTACGAGGCCGACAAAGACAGCCCCGCCGAGCAGGACGCGCGCGCCATCCTCGACATGCTCCGGCGCAACGGGTTCACCTGGTCGAGCCTCAAGCGGGCGACCGGTGACATCGCCCACTACGGCGGCCGCGGCCGCATCAACCGGAAGTCGAACCAGGAGCTGGCCTACGAGCTCGCGCGGGAGATGAAGCTCGGCCGCAACCAGGCGCTGGCGCCGCCCATCCGCACGGCGAAGACCGGCTCGGGAAGCAACCCCCGCGGGTCGACCTACCGCGGCGTCGGCTGGCTCCACCGCGCGCTGCTCCGCGAGGGGCAGATCACGATCCACCCGCGGTGCACGGGGCTCATCGCCGCGTTCGAACGCTTCCGAGGGGGCAGCGAGGACGAGTACGGCCACCTCATCGACGCCACCCGCTACGCCCTCGACCACTGGATCAACCGGGGCCAGGCCCGGTACGCGGCGCCCGGTACGGTCGTGATCCGGTAGCACGGCAGCGATGATCACCATGTCGGCCCCGCCCCTGCCGTCGGACCCTGTCCAGGCGGCCCGCGTCCAACACACGCGGCTTCGGCGCCGGGTGCTCTACTCCATGCACGAGCCCGACGTGCGCGCGCGCATCGTCGACGCCGTCGGGCCGACGCGCGCCGCGGCCTGGCACATCGTCGACATGACGGCGAACCCGGGCTGGTACACCTGCTCGCAGCTCGCAGGACTCTACCGAGAGATCCCCGAGGCCGCTCCGCCGCCCGGCGGCGAGGACGCGGCGGCGGCGCTGGCCGAGTCCGGCTGGTGGCAACTCGCCCAGCGGAACCAGCGCGACACCATCGGCATGAACGACATGTTCGTGCGCGTCGACATCGACCAGACCACCGGTGCGCCGTCCACGCGGCTCGTTCCCCCCGACCTCGTCGAGCTCGTGACCTCCCCGCTCGCGCCGAGCCAGCCGCTCGCGGTCGACGAGTGGATTCCAGATCCGGACAACGCCGCCCTCTGGGTACGGCTGCACACGGACCCGCGCGCCCGCCGGTACCAGGCGTTCGACAAGGACGGCGTCGAGGTGTCGGCGCGCGTGCTCCGCGGCAACTTCACGGGCGACGACTACCCCTTCGTCGTCCGCGGCAACGCCGTGCTTCCGTACGTGGCGTACCACGCGGCCGAGACCGGCTACGCGCTGGAGCCGTACGGCGGCCGCGAGGTGTTCGAGGGCTCGCTTCAGCTCGGCGTGTACTACAGCTTTTTTGGCCACATCCTCCGGCAGGCCGCGCACGGACAGAGGTGGGCCATGAACGCCGAGCCCGTTGGCGGCGACCTCGACGAGAGCGGGCGGCGCCGGGAGATCATCGCCGACCCCGCGACGATCGCCATCTTCCGCCAGCTCGAGGACGCCGCGGGCCAGGCGCAGATCGGCCAGTTCGCCCCGCCCGTAGACCCCGAGCGCATCCTCGCCGCGATCGAGCGCTACGAGCGGCGCGTCGTCGAAATGGCGCTCTCGACCGTGGGTGTCTCCCGGCGCGAGAGCGACGTGCGCTCGGCGATGTCCTTGGCCGTGTCGCGCGAGGCCCAGCGCGAGGCCCAGCGCGCGTACGAGCCGGTCTTCCGTCGCTCGGACGTGAAGCTCATGTCGCTCGTGTCCGGACTCATGGGCGGGCCGACCGAAGGCTGGCGCATCAACTACCGCTCGCTCCCGCGCGACCCGCACGAGCTCGACAGCGAGCTCACCCGGATGCAGGGCCAGATCGCCGCGGGCCTGCTCGACCGCGTGACCGCGTACCAGCAGCTTCACCCTGGCCTGCTCCGCGAGGAGGCCGAGTCGGCCATCCGCGAGATCGCCGAGACCGAGCAGCGCCTCCGCGCTGCCGCCTGACCGCTCACCGAGAGGACACCACCACCATGGCCGACAATCAGACCGACACCCGGGAACCCGTACCCTACGATCGCTTCCAGGTGGTCGTCACCGAGAAGCAGGCGCTCGCCGCTGAACGCGACACGCTCAAGGGCGAAGTCCAGAAGCTCACGGAGAAGGCCGCGACGGTCGACACCCTGTCCACGGAGGTCAACCGCTGGAAGGCCGAGGCCGAGAAGGCGTCCACGCGCTTTGCGACCTTCACGGAACTCTCGGGCGTGCTCGGCACGACGAACACCCGCGTCATCGACATCTTCGAAGCCGACTACCAGGCGCTCCCCGAGGCGAACCGCCCGGACCGCAAGGCCTGGGTCGAGACGCTCAAGGCGAAGCCTGCCGAGGCCGCCGAGCACCAACGGCCGTGGCTTGCCCCGGCTCCTGCCGAGGGCGGCGGCGGGGGCCAGCCGAAGCCGGCGCCCCGTCCGGTCGGCAGCGGCACGACGCCACCGAACGCCCCAGCGGCGCGCAACCCTGCCGAGGAGCGGAAGCTCCGCGAGCAGTGCCAGAAGTCGGGCAACTGGGAGCCGTGGAAGGCCTACACGAAGTCCATCGGGCTCCGGAGCTGATCCTCGGTAGCACGTAGCGAGGCCCCGGGTCGCTCCCGTCAAAAGCGTCGGGCTGGCGTGAAAACTCCCCCTTCGATTCTGTGGAGGCCCCCATGGCCGACGAGATGATTCCCTCGAGCATCGACTCCATCGTCGCGGGCGAAGTGCTCGCCGCCGAGTTCCTCATGACGCTCGCCGACCGCGACGCGTCCGTTCTGGAGCACCCCGCGTTCTTCCACGCGACCGGCCGCCCCGGCTCGAACGTCGTGCGCGTGCCCGTCCTCGGGTACGGTCACGACACGATGAGCGCGACCTCGCCCGGCAGCGAGACCGCGAACACCCCGTTCACCGACGACGGCATCGACGTGACCCTGGCGAACTACGTGCTGCGCTACACGGCGCACGACCTCGCCCGGTTCATGGCCGACGGCAAGATCGACCCGGTCCGCTTCGCCCAGTACGCCGGCGTCAACGTCGCCCAGACCCTCATCGGTCTCGCCGCGAACCTCACCGACGGGTTCAGCAACGTCGCGGGGAGCTCGGGCGTGGACGCCGCCTGGTCGGACATCCTCACGGCGAAGGCGTTCCTCTACATCGCCAAGGCCCAGGGAGCGATGCTCGGTCTGCTCCACGGGCGCCAGTGGGCGGACCTCGAGGCGGACGCGCTCTCGCTCGGCGTGCTCCCCGCGCAGACGAACGCGGCCATCGTGAACAGCGGGCTGGAGTCCTACAAGGGGCGGTACTTCGGTATCGACTTCTTCGTGCACTCCGCGGTACCGACCGCCGACGCGGGCGCCAACCGCGCCGGCGCCATCTGGACGCCGGGCGGCCTCGTCTGGGCCGACGCCGAGTACGCCAACGACGGTGACCCCAACATCGTGAACCTCGGCCGCGGCCAGTTCGAGCGGGCGCGTCGCGGGACCTACAGCGACACGTCCTACCTGATCCGCGCCGCCATGGGCGTGGCGCTCGGCATCAACGCCGCGGGCGTGACGGTAAAGACGGACGCCTGACCCTACGGGGGGCTCGCGAGGGGGCACACGGGTGTCCTCTCGGCTCCTCCTCTCGGGCTCTCCGTCTGGCCAAGGGGCCGCGTCGGTAGCACGGCGCGGCCCCTTCACGTTTTCCGAGAGGACAATCCAGCATGGCCGAGCGCACCTCCGAGCCCACCCCCGCCACCGACGGAGGCCCGAAGCGGGTCACGCCGGCGTTCTTCTCCCGCGACGACGGCACCGGCCTCCCGACCATCGACGCGAGCAAGCCCTACATCCTGGCGCACCACCCGAACCGCTGGATGGTCATGGACGGGCGCCTCGTCCCGTCGCCCTCCGCGTTCCGCCTGGTCGACGGGTGCAACCGCGTCCGGGTCGCACCGGACGGCCGCGTTCACTTCGCCGACGCCCAGGCCAAGCTGCAGGACGCGGGCTTCCGGCTCATCCCGTACGAACACGGCCCCGGCGGCGAGTCGTACCTGCAGGAGGTCGACACCCGCCCCGACGGCCGCAGCGCGGTCGTGAAGGCCACGATCTCCGTCTGGGAGACCGCGCACGCCGGCGACTCGAACACCGAGCTCGACGAGAAGGCCTACGCCGACTGGCTCGAGGAGCTGGTGAAGACGAACCGCATCGCCGCGTGCCAGCCGCACGTCGCGCGCCGGATGCTCGCGTCTGCCCAGGCGTCGCTGGCGGACGCCGAAGAGAAGAAGGCTGCCGGCAAGCTGACGGACCACGGGCGCATCGACGCGCTCAAGCTCGAGATCCAGGTGCTTTCCAAGGCGGCGGGCAAGGGTGACAAGGTCAAGGGCACGAAGAGCGCCCCCGACCTCGGCGTGAAGGCGTGAGCGGCGAGCGCGCGGGCGACCGCGAGGCCCTCGACAAGCTCACGAAAGATGTGCTCGACACGCCCAGGAAGGGCAAGCCGTTCTCGGAGGCCGAGGCGCGGGAGATGGCCCGGAAGTCGCTCACCGAGGCGGACCGTCGGCTCCGGGAGCGCGGCGAGAGGTAGCCCGGGAGGGCATCGGTAGAACGGGACGCACCCCTCCGAGGTCCTCATGTCCGACTACTTCAAGACCCCCGGCGCCGGCATCACCGTGCTCGACGTGAAGACCGACACGATCGCCGAGCGCACCGCGGCCGCCGGCGTCACCGTCGACGGCTGCCAAATCAAGGACGGCCGCGTCGCGGCGCTCGCCACCGCGAGCATGTTCCTCTCCCCGGAGCAGACCGGCACCGGCTCGTCCCAGGACGTGGCGCACCCGTTCGGCGCGGCGCCCACGCTCGCGTACGCCATCCCGAGCAACCTCACCGGGGGCCCGTACGTCGTGACCTACGGCACGCACGACGCGACCAACGTGAAGTGCACGGTCACCACCGGCGAGAAGTTCCGCGTCGTCGCGTTCAAGTAGGCCAGCGTGAGCGGCTCCTCGACGACGTTCGTGGCCGCGCGGTTCTTGACCCCGGACTACCTGGTCCGCGGTCGGGACAACGTGATCTCGTGCCCGCTTTGGAGCGGCGCCTCCCTCGTGGCGCCGACCCAGTCGGGGAGCACGGTCTCGGTCTACGACGGCAACACCGCCGTGGTCGACGCGGCCGCGGTCACCGTGACCGGCAGCATCGCCACGTACACGGTGCCGGCCTCCGTCCTCTCCGTCGACCGCGCCCTGGCGCGCGGCTGGCGCGTCGAGTGGTCGCTGGTCCTCTCGGGCGTCGCGCGCCCGTTCAGCAACACCGCGGCGCTGGTCCGGTCCGAGCTCGCGCCGATGATCGCGGACGCCGACCTCTTCCGCCGCGAGTCCTCCCTGAACCCGTCGGGGTCCGCGCCCATCAGCTCGTTCACCACGTTCCAGGACTTCCGCGACGAGGCCTGGATCACGTTGCACGGCCTGCTCGCCGCGAAGGGCTCGCTCGTCCACCTCATCATGGAGCCAAGCGCGCTGCGCGAGCCGATGCTCACGCTGACGCTGGCGCTCATCTTCGCGGACTTCCGCACCCGCCTCTCCGAGGTGCACGGGGAGAAGGCCCGCGACTACCGCCAGCAGTTCGAGCGGGCGATGGCGGATCTCCGATTCGAGTACGACTCCGCGCAGAGCGGGCAGGCGGACGCGAAGCGGCGCGGGGCGTCGGCGACCGTCTTCATGTGCGGGCGCGGCTGATGCCGGCGGCGCCAAGCGACACCAGCGATCTGCGCGCGACCGTCCTCGCCGCGCTCGAGGCGGTGTCCGGGTGGACCGAGAGCCGGCACGCGCCCGAGCTCTTCGGCCGGGACAGCGACAACATGATGCACAAGGCGTTCGTCGTGGGCGTCCCCGAGACCGTCCCGCATTCCCGCGAGGGCCGCCAGGTGGCCGCGCAGGGCATGTACGCCGAGTCCGTGGTCGAGGTCCAGTGGGCGTACCGGCTCCGCGGGGACGCCCAGTCTACGGACTACAGCGCGGCGCTGGACGCCGAGCTCGTCGTCGTTGCCACGGTGAAGGGCGTCGCCGACGCGAACGTCATGGTCGAGCGGCTCTCCCGGCGCGCCGTCGCGGAGGGATGGGTGCTCGGCGTGAGCCGCTTCCGCGTCCTGCATCGGTACCGCCTCACGGTCGTGTGAGGACCGCCGGTAGAACGGGGGGCACCACGAGGTCAGCCCGATGCCGTTGTTTGATCTGCCCATGGTCCCCAAGAACGGCCGGCTGCGGCTCGAGGACGCGACTTCCGGCACCCCGATCGCGATCGAGGTCCAGTACGACGAGGGCAACCTCGAGCACGGCGAGATGGCGGCCGGCTACCAGGACACCGAATTCTTCCGTAGCAGGGGCGTGGAGTTCGCGGTCGTCGAGACCGGGGAGCACGAGGGCCTCGAAGCGACGTTCAGCGCGTACGTCACGGATTTCGGCGACGCGACCGAGAAAACCCTGATCGACGCGTGCATGAAGACCGGCGCGTTCGCTTCCGGCGTGTCCGTGTTCGGGGCCAACCGGCCCTGGGGCCTCAAGGCCACGTACACGCAGGAGCAGACGAACTACGGCGCCGGCGCCGACTCGTCGCTGGTCTTCGCGAAGGTTCGCCTGAGCTACTCGTTTGCGGAGTCGGGCGCGGGCCGCATCGTCATCCGGATGAGGATCTTCAACCCGTCCTCGACGATCACCCGGGCGTAGGGCGCACCCATGAAGGGCACGATCGCATTCCTCGGGCGAGAGTACAAGGTCAAGAAGCCGCCGCAGTTCGCCGTCAGGGAGGAGCTCGTGATCGCCTACGGCGAGGCCGAGGGCAACACGAGCAGGAACCTGCGCGTCTGCGCCGCGGTGCTCGGTATCTGCTCCGAGATCGGACTGGAGGCGAAGGCCGACTACGTGAAGGCGCGGTTCGACGTGCTGGCGTACGGCGGGGCCGTCTACGGCTACCTCCGGCAGAGCGGCGCGCAGCCGGCCGAGGTCATCGCCGAGGCGACGCAGCTCATCATGGAGCTCACGAACGAGGTGTTCCCGCGCGAGGGAGAGGTCGCCGCCCGCGCGGGTTTTTCCAGTCCCGCTCCGGCCGAGTAGAGCGGACGGCCCTCGCGGCCTCTCTCCGGTGGGGCGGGGGCAACGTCCGATGGTTCCAGGAGCTCTCGCGCGCCGACCAGGTGGATGTGCTCGCGCTCGTCCGGCTCGAGGAGCAGGAAGCAAAGCAGGCCCAGCGCCAGGCCTCCCAGCGGCTGCGCGCAAGGCGGGGGCGATGACGACCCGGTACACCAGCGGCGGCGTCACGGTGACGCTCTCAGGCGAGCTCGAAGAGTTCGTCCGGCGGGCCGTCGACCAGGCCGCCGGGGCAACCGTCCGCGTCATGGAGGCGGCGGCGGAGGAGGTCGCAGCGGACGCCCGGAGCTGGTGGTACGCGAAGGGCACGGGCGTCACGCGGCGCACGGGGCGCTCCGGCGACGTGGAGGTCGTGACCACCGTGAGCGACGAGGAGATCCGCGTCACCGTCGCGTCCACCGACACCACCACCGTGCGCGACGCGCGGGGGCGGTCCGCGCCCCGGGCGGCGGTCATCTTCCGGCCGGGGGTGTTCTCGACCCGCGCCGTCGAAATCAGCGAGACCGAGTACAAGCGGCAGAAGGCGCGCGGCAAGCCGCACTCCGAGCTTGTGTTCCACGCCAAGCGCTCCCGGCCGGCATCCGGCGTAGAGGCTGGCAAATACTACCGGGAAGAGTCGAACCCGGACGCGAGCGACGGGCGGTACCTCGTGCCCGAGCTGATCCAGAAGCCGATGCGCGTGAAGGTCAAGGTAATCACGCCCGAGCTGGGCCGGGCCATCGCCGCACGGATGGGGAGGTAGGCCATGGCTGGTGAGAACCAGGTGGGCATCGACATCGTCGCGCGGCTCGATCAGTTCCGCGCGGACATGGCGAAGATCCCGGACATCGGCGGGCGGGAAGCGAAGGCCCTCGCTGCCCAGCTCTCGAAGGAGATCAAGGCCGCGGAGCGCGCCGCCCGCTCGGCCGCCCGCGCCTCCCGCGAGTCGGGCGCCGCGGCCGACAAGAGCGGCGGCTCGTTTGTGCGAGCGGGCGAGGCCGCGGAGGCGGCGGGCTCCGGGTTCAGCAAGGCGGCGCAGGCGCTGGGCGTGCTCCCAGGCCCCGCCGGCGCCGCGATCCAGAGCCTCGCCGACCTGGCCGACGGCGGCGAGCTCGCGCTCCAGGTGGGCGAGGCGATCGGTCTCTCGTTCGGCGGCGTCGTCGCGGTCTCCGGCGCGCTCGCGGTCGGCCTCGCCGGGGTGACCGCCGGGTACTACGCCGTCGAGGGCGGAATCGCTCGAGCGAAGGCCGAGCAGGAGGCGTACGCGGGCATCACCGCGTCGCTCGTGCCCACGCTCCGCGCCCTGCAGGATGCGCAGCTCGACCTCGCGGTGGCCACCGGCCAGATGACCGAAGCCCAGGCGGCGCAGAGCTCGGCCGCGCTCGGCGCCCAGCGCGCCGTGCTCGACTTCGCGGCCGCCCAGGGCGAGCAGCGGAAGGAGCTCCGCGCGAGCGTCGCCGAGGGCGAGAAGTGGCTCTCGATCGTGCACGCCATCCTCCCCGCCCAGGTGAACCTCGGCGGCGCCGCGGCCGACGCCGTCTTCGGGTGGTCCGACTCCATCGACAGCGCCACGCGCCAGCTCGCCGCCCTCGACGCGGCCGTGGTCACCGAGAGCGCCAACCAGAAGCGCCTCAAGGACGTCGTCCAGGACGTCACCCAGGAGACGACCCAGGGCGCCCAGGCCGACAAGGCGGCCGAGGCGGCGAAGAAGGCCATCGCCTCGGCGGCAACTCGCGCTGCGGACGCTCTACGGGCCCAGGCCGAGGCGCTCCGGGAGGCGCGGGCGGCGGCGGATGCGGACGGCGCCGCCCAACTTGAGGCTGCGGGCGCCATCGACGCGCTCCGCGCCGCCGCCGATGCGTCGGCCGACGCGCGCCTTGAGGGGGAGGCGAAGGTGCGCGACGCGCTCGCGGAGACGCTGGCCGCCCTCCGCGATCAGTACCAAGCCACGCTCGAGCTGACCGCAGCCGGCGTCGCCGGGGACGCCCAGCGCACCGCCGCGACCCAGGCGTACCTCGCGGCGCGGACCGAGGCCGAGGTCACCGCAGAGCTTGAGATCGACGCGGTGCGGGCGGCGACCGCGAAGGCCGAGGGCGAGCGCCAGGCAAAGCTGCTGGCGGACCGGCAGGCGGCGAGCGCCGAGTACCTCGCGTCGATGAGCGGGCTGTACGGCGCGATCACCGACATCGCCGCGGCCAGCGGCGAAGCCATCAACGAAGACGACAAGGAGGCCAAGCTCGCCGCGTTCTACATCGCCCAGGCAGCGGCGGCGGCCCAGGCTGGCATCAACACCTTCCTCGGGATCTCGACGGCGCTCGCGACGGGCAACTACGTCGGCGCCGTCACCGCGGGCGTGGCGGGGCTCGCCGCGGAGATCAACATCCTCTCGACCCCGCCCCCGTCGTTCCACCGCGGGTACGCCCCGGACGAGTACCCGGCGACGCTGAAGAAGGGAGAGGGCGTCCTCTCGACGGCAGGGGTCGCGGCCGCCGGTGGACCCGATGCCGTGCGGGCGATGAATTCCGGCCACGCGAGCGGCGGCGGCGCATCCGTGGTGGTCGTCCGCATGAAGCACAAGGTGTTCGACGCCCAGGCCGAGGAGAACGTCCGCGCCGGGGGCGCCATCGCCCGGACGGTAGCACGGGCCGCCGGCCGTCGAGGTCGTCGTCACAAGGGGTAGAGCATGGCCCAGATTGAGCGCGGCATCCTGCGGGGGCTCCTCGTGCCCGAGCGGCGGATGGAGTGGTGGGACGCCGAGTCGGGCGAGTACAACGCCGGCGGCACCCGCCTGGGCGCGCTCCCGACCGGCGGCGCGCTCCCCGGCCTCCCCGAGCCGCAGAGCGACACGGACCTCGTGCTCCGGGCGACCGGGACGCAAAGCCGCGGCGGGCGCCGGCGGGTGCGCACGCAGCGCGGCGGGTTCCCTGATCGCAACGGAGCGACCTTCCTGCATCGCGACGAGGCGTCCCCTGACTGGTTCGGATGGAACACGCCGAACCTGCTCACCGGGTGGGACCCGATCCAGTGGACGAGCAGCTCGGGCTCGGCGTGGTACACGCCGCACGCGGTCACGCTCCCGAGCGGGGACATCCTCGGCGTGTGCGTCGAGGGGACGACGACGCCCGAGGTGCGCTGGTTCCGGCGCGGCGCCGTGCTCGGGACGTGGACGAGCGCCACGCTGATCGCGGTGACCTCCGCCGAGGCCAACCCCTGCCTCTGCCTGCTCCCGAACGGCCGCGTGCTCCTGTTCTACTGGAACACCGACGCGACCAGCAACCAGGCCTCGATCGGTATGTACTGCTCCGATGACGAGGGCGCGACGTGGACGGAGGGCGCGGACGGCGTCATCCCGGAGACCGTGAGCACTGCCTCGGGGTCGAGCGGGTTCATCCTGCAGCGCGTGCGCGCCGCCTACAAGGACGGCCAGATCCTGCTCGTGGCGTGCGTCCAGTCCCGAAACACCGCGCTCTCGGTCGAGGACCACCTGATCCAGTACGCGTCGAGCGACCTCGGGCACACGTTTGTCGAGGTCGACCGCACCACGCCGGACAGCACGTTCGACGAGTTCGGCGGCGGCTACCAGGACGTGCTCGTCGCCGACGGCCGTTTCGTGGTCGCCTGGATCTCGCTCGACGACGACCTCCCGCGCATCGTGCGCCTCGGGTCCGCCTACGCCTCGCTCTTCCAGGAGGACCCGATCCAGCCGTGCGGGCCGGGCACCGACGCGGCGACGGAGGTCTGGGCGATGGGGACCGACTTCTTCACGGAGGGCGACCTCTGCCTCTTCGTCGACGAGGCCGAGACCCTCTACATGACTGGCCGCCAGCCGAGCGTCGGCCAGGAGTGGATCGTCGTGCGCAGCATCGACGGCGGTGTGACCTGGGCGGCGATGGCGCGCTCGACGAGCTCCTCGGGCGTCGGCAAGTGGTGGGACGCGGGCGACACCGGGACGTACCCGGCCGACGCGTGCGCCGTCTGGCACCGCGGCCGCGCCGTCGTGATCCACGGGCACCAGTCCGCCCCGTCGACCTACGACTACTCGCTCTCGGCGTCCTACCTGGGCGGCTACTCGACGATCACCATGCCCGGGTACGACGCGTTCCGCGACGACCGGAACCAGGTCACGTACGGGATCACCTACCTCCCGTTCGATCTCCCCGGCGACTGCGGGTGGACCTCGTCGGGGGCCGGGAGCGAGAGCCTCGCGAGCGGCGTGCTCCGCGTCACCGCCGGCGCCGGCGTCGTGCGGTGGCATACCCGGGCGCCGTCCGGGAGCGTGGACGACGGGATCATCGCGACCGCCATCGTCGACCCGGTGGCCGGGACGGCGTACCTGCTCGTGCGCATGGACGACGGCGCCGAGGGGTACGAGGTCGAGGTGCGCGTCACCACCACGGCGATCGAGGTGTACGACGCGGTCGCGGCCACGCAGATCGGGAGCACGGTCACCCGGACGAGCGGCACCGAAGTCCAGGTGCTCGTCGCCCTGAAAGGCGACTCCGTCGATGTCTGGTACCGGCTGTACGCTACCACCACGGACGCGACCTGGATCGCCGCGGCGGGCTCGAGCGCGCTCACAAACAACGCGGGGGCCAGCGGGTCCAACCGCGTGCGGTTTGGCGCGCCCTCGGCGCTCGTAGACCGCACGCTCGACTGGCGCCTCGTCGCGTACATCGCCGACGAGGGCGGCGACTACGTCGGCAGCAACATCGTCGACTTCGCCAACCCGGGCGACCTCTTCGGGCGCCCGTACAGCTCCACCGGCACGTACCTCGCCGACGGCGTCACGATCCGCGCGTTCGAGGGGCCGACGCAGAAGGGGGACCAGTGGAACATCGACACGCGGTTCGACACCCCGCCGGAGAACCTGCTCCCGACGCTGGAGCCGTCGCCGCGTGAGCCGTGGCGGTCCGCGCCCTACGCCGAGTTCAACGCGTCGACGACCGAGCTGCGGCTGGCCTGGCGCATCGACGGGGACGGCGCCGGCGGGTTCCTCGGCGCAGACTGCGCGCTCGAGAACGACCTCCTCGGCTTCTGGATCGACGGCAGCAACGCCCCGGCGATCACCATCGACCTATACTACGGCGGCGCCTGGAACGCGGTGGCGGCGACGGAGCTGCACCGCTTCACCGGCGTCCGCGAGGGCAACACCCTGCGGCCGGTGGCCTCGTCGGGCGCGGGCCAGAAGTGGCGGCGCGGGGAGGCCGCGGGCTGCGGCGTGGGCTTCTACTCCGGCGGCGGCGCCGGGTACGCCAACGCGGACTGGACGGGCGTGATCGAGCGGAACACGGAGGGCAGCACCCTCACGTCGGCCGGGCTCACGAAGCGCCCGACCTTCACGATTGAGAAGACGAGCGGAGCCTCGACGACGACCCCGAACGTCGCGATCTGGCCGCGGCGCCACCTGGTGGTCGTCCAGGCCTCGGGCTTCGCGCGCGCGGTCCGCGGCGTCCGCCTGCGCATCGGGCACGGCGGCGCCGGGACTTACCCGGGGCGGCCCGCCCAGGGCTACTACGAGATCGCGAAGTTCATGGCCGGCAGCTTCGCCGTGTTCGGGTTCGACTACTCCTGGCAGCGCGACATCGCCCTCGACCCGAACACCGAGCTGACGCTCCTCGACGACGGCCGCGCCGTGAGCCGCGTGCGCGGACCCTCCGGCCGGACCGTGAGCGTGAACTGGCAGGACGGCGTCGACCTCACCGGTTGGCGCCTCGACACGGTCCCCGACTACGTGAAGAGCTCGGCAAACAGCGGCGCGGACCCCGTGGCGTTCTGGGCGGATCTGCCGTTCTGGCTGCAGGACGTGGTCCGGGAGTTCGAGGGCAGCCACCTCCCCGTGGTGTACGCCCCGTACCTGCCGTACGACGCCACCAGCGGGAGTACCGGGAACGCGGTGGTCTACTCGCTCGGATGGGGCGCCGGCGCGATCTACGGCCGCGTCGTCTCCCCGGTCCGGATCGAGCAGATCCTGGGCGACGAGGAGGTCGACGACGCGTACCGGGTGACCTCGATCGACATCCGCGAGGAGCGCTGACGTGGCGACGTTCACCAGCGCCTCGCTCGTGTCCGGCCGGCTCGTGGGCCTGCTCGTCATCGACTACGCCGGTCGCTCGTGGCGCTGGAGCACCCGCCCGGTCGAGGTGTACGACGAGGACGGGGTGGGCCAGCGCTTCACGGGCGGCCTGGGCAACGTCGAGCTCGACGAGGATCTCGACCTGTTCGGCGACTCGCCCACCATCGACTCCATCCCGTTCGAGCTCGCGTGGCCGGGGGATGTCGCCCGGCTCGTCGCCCTCGGGCACGACCTCGGGGCGGCGGTCGGGGAGTTCTCGCTCTGGGTCGAGGGCACCGCGTGGGAAGAGCGCGTCGTGCTCGTCGAGGGCGAGGTCACCGACCCGGAGTACGGCGGCGTGGGCGAGCTCGTCTCGTTCTCGCTCGAGCGCCTCGGCGACGAGGACCGGGGCACGGTGCCGGAGGTCGACGCCGCGGTGAAGGCCGGCGTCACCTGGGACGACTCGCCCGATGACAGCGAGGGCGTCCCGTACCCGTTCGTGTTCGGCCAGCCCGGCCCCTTCGGCGCGCCCGGCGGCGCCTCCGACGGCAGCGCCAGCCCCGCGATCTACGTCGACGACACGCTCGGGAAGATCCTCGTCGCGGGCACGCCCACCGAGACCGGCGCCGCCGGCGGGAACGTGGCGGTGTACAACGAGGACCTCGCCGAGCGCGCCACCCTCGCGACGAAGCACGCGCGCGACGGCTTGGGTCGGACGTGCACGATCATCGACACCGGCGTCGGCACCCTCTACGGCCGCGCCACCGACCCGTGGCTCCCGGGCCACGCGCTCTGGACGGTGTGGACCACCGGCCGGGGCGCGCTCTGCTCGCACCGGAAGGGAGCCATCAGCGGCGCGGGCGACCTCATGATCGCGCTGCTCGAGCGGTCCACGCGCCCGTTCGACCGCGGCGCCGTCATGGCGGCGCTGCCCTTCCTGAACCGCTTCATCGTGGCCGGCTACGCCGACGACGGGAGCTCCCCGTACGACTGGATCGCCGAGAACCTCGTTCCGATTCTCCCCGTGTCCATGGCCACTGGGCCGCGCGGCATCTACCCGATCGTGTGGCGGTACGACGCGACGCCGGAGATGGCGGTGGCCGAGATCCAGGCAGGCCGCGGCGCGGTGCGCTCCGGGCCCGTGGCCTACGACGCGCGGACGAGCATCGTGAACGAGCTGACGCTCTCGTACGCGCTCCGGGCCCGCCTGAACGAGTACGCCCGGACGCGCACGCTCACCGGCGACCCGATGCGCGAGGGCGAGGCCGACGTGATCTCGTCGACCCAGGCCCGGCAGAGCTGGGCGCGGTACGGCCGGCAGGCCGAGAGCATCACCACCGACATCGTGTACGGAACGGACACGGCCGATCTCGTGCTCGGAACCCAGATGATGCAGCGCGCGTTCCAGCGCCGGGCCGTCGAGTTCCAGGTCGACCACCGTTACGACCGGCTGCGTCGCGGAGATCACGTCCTCGTGACGGACGAGGACGTGCACCTTTCGGAGCAGCTCGGGGTCGTGACCGGGCTCGGCCGCGGCTTCGGCGTCCGCCTGGCGCGCGTGACCCTCCTCGAGGACCCGGTCCGCGACGCCCGGCTCGGCCAGGTCTCGTCGGGCTGAACGGCGGCGGGTCGGTATCTCTGTAGAGAGGGATCTCCATGGCCTACACCGTGACGGGCAACACCACGCCGATCGTGCGCGTCATCGACGGCCGGTCGCACTACGTCTGGGAGATCACCGAGACCGAGGCCGCGGCGGGCTCCGAGTTCACACTGGACGGGGTGCCGCTCGTCGGCACTCTCGCCGTGTACCAGGTCAAGCTCACCTCGGGCACCGGAACCACGATCCAGCCCGAGCTCGGCAACAGCGCCTCGTGGACCGACAGCACCATCGCCGAGCAGGGGCGGATCAGCTCCGCCGCGGCGTTCATCAACGACGCCTCGGGCCTCGTCGTCGTCGCGCCGGCGGGAAAGCTGTACGTCCGGAGCACCCCGAACAACGCGGCAGCCGACCACGCCATCGCGACGCGCATCGTGATCGCGGCGGGGGTGAGCTGATGGCCTGGTCGCAGACCGGTAGCGCCTCGGCGCCCGTGACCTCGGTGGCGGGCCGCCAGGGGGCCGTCACGCTGGCGGTTGCAGACCTAGCCGACTACGGCGCGCACCCGTCGTCGATGTTTGGCCCCGGCAGCGACGGCGCCGCCGACCTCGACGGCACCAACACCGTCGCATGGGCGTCCAAGGCCGGCAACGTCTACACGATGACGCGGTGCGCGTACCTGACCACGCTGCGTGTGCGCGCGGGATGCACGCTGGTGAAGCGGTTTATTCCGTTCGTGTCCGGCACCCTGACGGTGGATGCCACCGGGGTGGTTGCGGACGATGGGAATGATGCCGTGGCCAACACGGCCGGCGGTACAATTTCGACGTTGACGCGCCTCCCCGAGAGCAGCGGCGCCGGCGGCGCGGCCGGACGGAACACCACCGGCAATGGGACGTCCGCGTCAAACACTTCAAGCGCCTACGGCGGCGCAGGCGGGGCCGGCGGCATCAGCGGTGGCGGCAACACGGGAGGGGCCGGCGGAACCTCGACGGAGCCAACGGAGCAGGTCAACACGCTCCGCGGCACCGGGTACATGGGCGGCATCTACCTGCTCGGGACTGGCGCAACGCTGTACCGGCCCGCGGGAGGGTCTGGCGGCGGCAGCGGCGGCGCCACCCTGGGCACTGGCACGGCCACCTCGGGGGGCGGCGGCAGCGGCGCGGCTATCTCCATGATCTTCGCGCGTCAGATCGCCAACGCCGGCACCATCCGCTGCAACGGTGGCGCGGGCGGCAACGCAGCGGCGACCGGAAACGGCGCCGCAGGCGGCGGAGGTGGCGGAGGTGGCGGCTACCTCATCGTCGTCAGCAATACCGCCCTCCCCAACGCCGGCACCATCCAGGCAAACGGTGGCGCGGGCGGCGCGGGCGCGGGCGGTGGTGCTGCAGGCGCCGCTGGCGCCGCTGGCACGGTCGAGTACCGGGGCCCGTAGGCGCTACAGATCGACGTAGACGACCCGCGCTTCCTCGGCGTTGCAGTCGCACACGACGCTCACGAGCTGGTGATCCTCGCCGTCGACGGCCGTGGTGCCCCACTCGGCCGACACGCACGTCGAACGCTCGGCCTGCTCGCCCTCATCAAAACAGCACGAGACCGAGAGCACCTCGACGTCGAGGGGGAACGTGCCGGTCACGTACCCGTCGACGCAGGCACGTTCAACGGTGTGCCAGGTGGACGCGGCGGCGGTATCGGTGGCGGTACCGGAGCAGGCGAGGAGCGCGAGGAACAGGATGTGCATGGGGTGCCTTTGCAGGAGCGGTATCACGCTGCGCAGCACCCGTTTACGGAGCATCGATGCCCGAGCAGTCCCCGGGATGGTACGCCAAGCCCTTCACGCTGTCGTTCCCGGCGGGCATCATGGCCGTCCTCGGCACCGCTCTCGTCAGCGCAGCCGCCGCAGGCGGGGTGGGGGCGGCGACGCGCGATGGCGACCTCTCGTCCATCGACGAACGGATCGACGCGAAGGTCGGGGCGGCGGTGGAGCTGCTCCGGCGCGAGGAGCTCTCCTTCCACGCGGCCGCGGACCAGGTGTCGGCGACACGGTACGACGAGATCCTTCGGCGGCTGGACCGCATCGAACGGCAGCTCGACGGGGCTGGGCAGTGATCACCACCACGATCCCGGAGCTCCGCGCTCGCCTCGCCCGCGAAGGCCACGTCGTGTTCCGCGGCCCGTTCAACCTCACCCTGGGCGTGCTCCGGGCGAACCCCGGCACCCTCGACCGGTGCGACGACCTCTTCTACGCCCTGTTCGAGGACGAGGACGCGGCGTGGCAGCTCCGGACCTGGGCGTGCACCGCGGACCCTGGCCGCCCGGCCGTGACCGCCCCGCGCCGGCGCGACGGCGTCGCGATCATCGCCACGGGGCAGCACCGCGGCGCCTACAAGCTCGGGTTCCACAAGGGCGACGACGTGGCGCTCGTGCCCACCCGGCCCATCCCGTGCTGGCGGGACGGGAACCGCGACGAGGTGCTCGACTACGAGGGCCCCCTCTACAGCTCTTCGCTGCTCCAGATCCACCGCGGCCCCCGCACCGCCGACCGTCCGGTCGGCCCGTGGTCCGAGGGCTGCATCGCCATCGTCGGCAAGGGCATCGACGAGCTGTACGACCTCTGCCAGGTCAACATCGGCCGCGGGCACGGGCGGTCGTTCTCGCTGTCCGTGCTCGAGCACCCGGCGGCCAACCTGTAAGCCCAGCTTTCAAGTTCCATCTGCGGAGAGCGCATGATCCTGAACGAGCAGCTCGACAACTGGTTCACCTACCACCCGGCCACGGACGAGACGGAGCCGCGGTACGCGGCGATCCGCGAAGCGGAGATCGTGGCCTCGGGCGCCATCGACGCCATTCGGCACGGCGGCGCAACGCATGATGACGTGAACGCCGGTTGTCGCGCCTTCGTTGTGGCCATCGACACGAACGCGCCCGACAGCGCGGACAAAGCGGCGGCGGTCCGCTGCGTCCGGCTGGCACGGAACGCGGCAAACGAGGCGATCGTGACGATCAACCACGAGCTGCGTGAGGTGGCATGCCGCGAAGCCGAGAGCGAGCTGCGTCGCGCGCGCTGGCAGGCCAACAGCGCCATCGCCTGCGGGGGGCAGTGACCGCGGAGACCACGCACGAAGTCCGCCAGCTCGTCGCCGCCCTCGTCGAGCTCGCCGCCGATGGCGTCCGCGCCGGCGCCGACGGGCAGCTCTCCGCCGACGAGGTCATCGAGCTCTCTCTCGACGTGGTCGCCCTGGGCGACGCGCTGCGCGACCTGGCCACGCCGAGCGACCCGGAGAAGGCAGCCGCCCGCGCGCGCGCAGCCGAGGCCCGCCTCGCCGCGCACATCGAGCGGCGCCGGACGAAGCGGCGGCGCCGGCTCCGCGAGACCCGGCGCGTGGTCGTCGGGTAGGCCGTTCCGCTCCGGAGAGAGCCGCCTCTCCGCGCGTCCGGCGTGGCACCGGCGTGGCACGCCCGCCGCCAGCCGATGCCCCGGCGCGCCCCGGCGCGTCCGGGGACCCGAGCAATCTTAGGGGCCTACGTCGATGTGCCAGCTACATCCTGGGCCACGTAAACCCGGCATCGCGTCCCATGGCCTGCCGCCACTCCTCGCGTAAGTGCCCGTAATCACAGGCACACGGCAGAGGCGACGAACGCCGATTGTGGCACCCGCGTGGCACGCTTTGCAGAGGCCATCTACGAGCCCCGGAGCGACAGGACGGGGGCCAGCGGCGGCGGAGTCCGGAGGTCCGGGATGCGGGACACGGCCGCCACAAGCTCGGGCCAGAGCGCGCGCTCGGCCTCGAGGTAGTGCCGCGCGCCCACCCCGGCCGGCTGGTGGCCGAGCAGGTAGTCGATGACCTCCCTCCGCAGCCCGAGCAGCTCGCCCTCGGTCTGGATCGTCTTCCGGAACGCGTGGCAGGGCTGGCCGCTCCACTTCTCGGCGGCGACGCCCGCGCGCGTCCAGGCCCGGCGCATGGACCGGTCGACGTGGCCGCGGCCGTCGCCCTGGGCCGCCTCGCGCTCCTTCTCCGGCGCCGGGATGAGGTAGCGGCCGTCGGCGGGGAGCCGCGCGAGCGCGGCGAGGAGGCCGGGGGCGAGGGGAATGCGGCGCCCGGAAACCTCCCCCTTGGTGGTCTCCACGCGGATGGCGAGCGTGCCGTCCGGGTGGAGGTCAGCCCGCTCCAGCAGGAGCAGCTCGCTCCGGCGGAGGCCCGTGTACCGGGCCCAGAGCGCGAACACGTACAGCCACGGGGCGCGCGCGTCGTGCTCGAGGCAGGCGAGCACCGCGGCGTCGCACTCGGCCCAGGTGGGCGCCACCGGGCGAGGCGGGCGGCGCTTCTTCGTCGCGATCTTGCGGGGCGCCTCCTCGAGCCAGCGCTTGTCCGGGCCCTCGCGGAGCCACTCCCACGCCAGGCGAAGGGCCTGGGCGCGCTTTGCCACCGTGGTGAGCGTCCGCCCGCCGGCGAGGAGCCAGGCCTGCCATCCGACGATCGCGTCGCGGTCGAGGGCGGTGACCGGAAGCAGCGCCACGTCCTGGCCACGGACCTCGACGAGGTAGCGGAGGAACAGGGCGCAGGCGTCGCCGTAGCCGCTGGCCGTCCGCGGCTTCACCGTCAGCGCCAGGGAGTCGAGCCAGGCGTCTAGACGCGTGTGGAGAGCGGGCGGCGCGTCCGGGCGGTCGTCGATGGTGACGCGCCCGTGGAGGGCGAGGTCGGACTCGACGCGTCGCTTGAGAGCGTCGGCGCTCCGCTTGTCGGGGGCGTTGCGCCAGCACCGCTGGGCGCCGCGCCCTTCCCCGTTGCGCCAGACGACGCGGTATCCGCCTGCTTTCCTCGATTCGATCCACGCCACCGTTCCACCTCTTGGAGCCAGCCGAACAGGGGTTTCAGGTCAGGATACCAGCGGCGGTGCTCCCGACCGGCCACCGCGGAGATCACGACGAACGGCCGCGCGCACCCCGGGGGCGTATCTCGGAGCAGGCCTCGGAAGATCTCCTCGCTGACGGAGAGGATCTCGCGGACCTCGGCGTCGTCGAGGAGGCGGGCGGGGCTGGTGATGTGCAGGTCAGCGCCCATCGGAACCCCCGCGCCCGAGCGCGATCGGCGTCAGCGTGCGACCGGTTCCGTGGCACCAGATGCAGTCCCACACCGACATCCCGTCAAGCCACGGCTCCGAAACGGGCGCGTCTGCCTCGCCGGTGCCCTCGCACTCCAAACAGGGCGCGGCAGTCGCCTGCGCACGGAGGTCCACGGATCTCCAGTCGGCCGCGTCACTCGCCATCACGCCGCCCCCCGCGCCCGAACCCGCCTCGGCAACCACCCCTCGACCTCCCACCACACCCGCGCGCGCGGTCCCTGGGGCCACCCGCGCACCGGGACGTGCGGCCGGAACACGAAGAGCGTGACGCCCCCGGGCGGCTGGCGCCCCGGCGTGCCGTCGGGCCGCGTGAACGGCACCCGAGGGCCGATGCGGACCTCGTCCGCGCGCCGGAAGGCCCTCTGCCACCAGAGCGTGTCCGTGGCGCTCTCGATCAGCACGCACACGGTGAGGCCCTCGCGGCTCTGGTCCCAGGCGCGGTCCACGAAGGCCCCGGTGCCCGGGAAGCCCCGGCCGCGGCGACCCCACGGAGGGTTCATGAAGGCCGCGCGCACCTGGCGCCCCCAGCCCTGGACATCCTCCCGCTCGCGGCGGGCCAGCTTCCAGGGGAGCAGGAGCGCGTCGTCGGCGCGGGGGATGTAGCGGCGGGCGAGGGCGTTCGTCGCGTCCGCGCACGCGTCCAGGTCGAACCGGAACTCTTCCATGAGCGGGTCGAAGAGCCAGCGCGGCGTGCGCCACCGCCTCTTTTCGGGCTCGTCGCCGAGCTCGAAGCCACCCGTCACGGTGTCAAGCTCGGCGACGTGGATTGCCCCGCCCTCGACCCCGAACCGCACGACAGCGGCCTCGGCCGGGTTTACCCGGCTCACGCGCCCTCCCCGGCAAGGAGATCGTGGCTCACCCGCTCGAGGTGCTGCACGATGTCGTTCATCGTGTCCCAGGTGCGGCTGGCGGCCGCCCGGTCGCCGGCGAGCAGATCGGAGGCGTACAGCTCGCCTGCCGACAGCGCCGCGCCGAGCAGGTAGTACACCGTCCGGTCATGGGCGCGCTCCGGAGCTCGGCCCGGCGTCCACGCACACACGGCCTCGGCGTCGGGAGGAACGGGCATCCCGTCGAGCACCGAGAGGAGCAGGGCCCGCCCGGCCGCGGCGTGCCCGGCGATGGCGCGGTCGAGGGCCTGCAGGACCACGGCCTCGTCGGCGATGCCGTCCGCGAGGCGCAGCCGCAGCACCACCTCCTCCAGGAGCTGGGCCTTCTTCCCGAGCACCTCGACCCCCGCCGGCGACACGTCCCCGGCGTGCCACCGGTGGAGGGCGGCGGCGTAGGCGTCGAGCCGGGCCTGCAGGTCGCCGCCGGTCGCCGCCTTCTCCTCGACGAACGCGCGCACGGTGGCGGCGTGCGTCTCGACGCCCCAGACCGCCTGCTCGCGGAGGGCGCGGACGGCGGCAGGGAGGAGGCCGTACGCCGCCTCCTTGCGCCCCATCACCTCGTTCAGCTCGGCCAGGAGCCCGTCGAGCCAGCGCTCGCGCGCGGCGAGGCCCCGCACGACCTCCGCCTCCTCGAGCTTGGCCTGCGGGTCGAGCTTGAGCTCCTCGAGCACGGCGTTGACGCCGTTCAGCCGCCGCTCGAAATCGCGGTTGTCGTCGCGCTCGATGCGGGCGGTCCGAACCGCAAGCACGAGGGCCTGGGGCCGCTGCTCGTTCAGCGTGACCCCGAGCTCGTGGGCGATGGCGCGCAGCGCCGTCCAGGCCTCGACGCCGTCGACCGCAACCTCGGCCACCGCGGCCTGGGTGAGCCCGCCCCCGCCCTTCTTCCGCTCTTCCCACCTCCTCGCCGCCTCGTCGGGCGCCACGCCCCAATCGAGGCCGAGGGCCTGGTACCGGTAGCGGTCTCG